GGAAATAGTAGAAACCAAGGAAGAAGAAACAGTAAAAGAAGTAAAAGAAGAACCAGTAAAAGAAGAAGTAAAAGAAGAGCCAGTTAAAGAAGATGATTCTAAGTTAGAGGAATACAGTAAAGGTGTTCAATCACGTATTGCTAAACTCACAAGAAAAATGAGAGAAGCAGAACGTAGAGAAGCAGCAGCTACTGAATATGCTCAAGCTTTAGAAGTACAAAGAAAAGAAGATCAGTCTCGATTTCAAAAAATGGATACTGATTATTGGTCTAGATTTGAGAAAAATGTAAAAACAGGAATGGAGTCTGCTCAAAAAGAATTAGCAAACGCCATTGAAACTGGAAATGCAGAAGCTCAAGTTGAAGCTAATAAACGGATTGCAACATTAGCCTTTGATAATGCTAAATTAGAGCAAGCCAAAGCAAATAAACCAGTTGAACAGGAACCTGTACAACTATCAGACGGTGGAAGATTACCACAGCAAACTCCACAAAGTTTACCGGAGCCTGATCCTCAAGCAGAAGCTTGGGCTAGTAAAAACACATGGTTTGGCAAAGATCGAGCCATGACCGTTACTGCCTTTGAAATTCACAAGGATCTTGTAAATGAAGGATTCGACCCTAAGTCGGATGACTATTATTCTGAAGTTAATAAAAGAATAAAAGTTGACTTCCCACATAAATTTGCTATAGGTGGTGATGTAGAGCAAACGTCCAAGCCCGTACAGTCGGTCGCTTCAGCTCAGAGAAGTGTAAAACCAGGACGCAACACTGTGAGACTCACATCTTCACAGGTAGCAATAGCTAAAAAATTAGGTGTGCCACTCGAAGAATACGCAAAACAAATAAAACTCACGGAAGGAGCGTAAAATGAAAAAAGAAGATAACAATACTTCACGTGCGAGTCAAACACGGTCAAAAACTGAAAGACCAAAAGTGTGGACTCCTCCATCTTCTCTAGATGCACCCCCTGCACCTGATGGATTCAGGCACAGATGGATACGGGCAGAGAGTTTAGGGTTTCAAGATTCTAAAAATATCTCTGGAAGATTAAGATCTGGTTATGAATTGGTGAGAGCCGATGAATATAAAGATCAAGATTATCCCATTGTCCAAGATGGTAAGTACAAGGGGATTATCGGGGTTGGTGGCCTATTGCTCGCTAGGGTACCTGAAGAAATCGCGAAGTCTCGAACTGAATATTTTGCTAGACAAGCAGAAGGTCAGGAAGAAGCGGTTGAACACGATTTAATGAAGGAAGAGCATAAGAGTATGCCGATCAATGTTGATAGGCAGACTCGTGTAACCTTCGGTGGTACAAAGAAGAGTTAATTTTTTAACTATTCCTACTCACTGATTTAAATTAACCCGTTTACATTTATGTAAACATTCAAGGAGTAAAACATGGCTAATAGAAACTCAGCCGGTTTTGGGTTTAGACCAAATGGAACGTTAGGTAACACACCTGCGACTCAAGGTCTATCTCAGTACTGGATTGCTTCCGCAGCATCAGTTGATCTTTTTAACGGAATGGCGATGAAATCGTCAGCCGGTTATATGATTACTGGTGAAAGTGCAACTACAGTTACGACTATAGGTGTTCTTTACGGAATCTACTATACAGCAGCTTCGACTAATAAACCCACATGGGCTCATTGGTACGACGCAACAATTACTCCAGCAAACAGTGAAGACACACAAGCGTTTGTTAATGATTATCCTTTCCAGAAGTATACTATAGCTTCAGATGCAGCAGTAGCGTCAGACGTTCCTGCAGCTCACGTGAAGTTTATGGAAACTTTCTCCGTGTATGCAAATACAGGCGGAAGTACTTCAACAGGTAAATCGTCAACAACTCTTGACATCGGCGCAACGCATGCAACAACACACTCTTGGAGATTATTAAGAAGTGCTGAGGAAGTTGAAAACAACGACCTTACAGCAGCTTATTGTTCTCTAGAAGTTGTTTCTAACTTGTCCGAATTTGTCGGAACTGGAACATAATAGGAGCATAATAACATGGCTATATCACGAGCACAGCTAGTGAAAGAACTAGAACCAGGTTTGAATGCACTATTCGGCCTGGAGTACAAACAGTATGAAAATCAGCACGCTGAAATTTATACAACAGAATCATCTGACAGAGCTTTTGAAGAAGAAGTAATGTTAAGTGGTTTTGCAAACGCAAACGTTAAAGTGGAAGGATCAGGCGTAGCATACGATGAAGCGCAAGAAACTTACACTGCACGTTACACACACGACACTATTGCTTTAGCGTTTTCAATAACTGAAGAAGCTATTGAAGACAATTTGTATGACAGACTTGCGTCTAGATATACAAAAGCTTTAGCAAGATCTATGTCTAATGCGAAACAAGTAAAAGCAGTAACACCTTTGATTCAAGGTCTTCCTTCAACGGATAATTTTGATTCTGGTGATGCGGTATCTTTGTTCACAACTAATCACCCAACGGTTAGTGGAACAGTAGTTAAAAATACTTTAACAACGCAAGCAGACTTAAACGAAACATCTTTAGAGCAAGCATTGATTGACATTGCTGGCATGACGGATGAACGTGGAATAAGAGTCGCAGCAAGAGGAATGAAAATGGTTATTCCTTCAGCTAATCAGTTCAATGCTGAGAGATTGATGAAATCTCCAGGCAGAACTGGAACAGCAGATAATGATATCAACGCTGTAGCATCAATGGGAATGGTTCCTCAAGGTTATAGAGTGAACAATTTCTTAACTGATACAGATAGTTGGTACATCATTACTGATGTCCCTAACGGTATGAAAATGTTCCAAAGAGCAGCTTTAAAAACTGCTATGGAAGGTGATTTCGATACTGGCAACGTTAGATACAAAGCTAGAGAAAGATACTCGTTTGGAGTATCCGACTATAGAGGTATCTTCGGTGTAGAGGGTGCGTAATCCAAAATAAATTTGTGGCGGGACATAGTTCCGCCACATTTTGCAAATAAGGTAAGAAATGCTTAAAAAATTCCTAATACAAATATGGGCTTACGATTATCACGCTAAATTTGAAGTTTTAGCAGAGGATAATCGTGAATCTATTGAACAATCTATCCTTGACAAATTAGGAGATAAGAGTATAAAGTGGGAATCAACGGGAATGTTTAGAGACACCCGTAGAATAACCTATGAGGAGGTTAGTCATGACCGAAGACCTATACAAACAGAAAAGGTCCTTGGAGTTGAGGTGGCAGTTGGAGTATGAGCAAAGTGGAAAATATACTCTCAACATGGTTGAAATTGATAATACAATTAAAGGTATTATTACTGAGATCAAACTTGAAGAACGTAGAATTGCAGATGTCGAAAACGCAGTTCAAAATTCTGCCCCCCAAGTTTCTGTGGCAACTTAGATAAACGCCACATCGCTGAAATCGTACTTTTATGCAGGGATCGCTTGCACTCTATTAAAAAATAACATATAAATTCATCACTATACAATTAATTTAGAACATAGACGCGTGTAGTCGACGGCCTAGAGACTATGTTCGGAAACTAGGAGGATTTAATTATGGCAACAACAACGTTTAATGGAACGGTACGTTCCGATGGCGATATAAAAGCAACAACTAAGAACACTACTACAGGAGCATTTGTAGATTACGCTGTTATAAAAGCAGCGGGTGGTATGGAAGTAGAAAAAGTTGCAAGCACTGGAAACAACATTGTAGCAGCAGGTACTTCAACAGGTACTAACAATGGAAGTTTAGGTACAGCAGCTACTATTTTCAAAATCACACCAAATGATCATGGCACAGGAATTGCTGATGATGCAATTAACACTTTTGTTAATAAAATTGGTGGTCTTATCTACACTACTATTCTAATCGATCTACATGGTGGATTAGCTTGTGGTGGTTCTGCTGACGATGTTATTGGTACTGATGGTGGAGCAGCTAATGCTTACATCGCAGAACTAACAACTGGAGTTAATGGTATTCCATTCGCATTGAAATGAGCTGTGTTGAAGCACCCACAGGTGGAGACCCAGATATTAATTTAGTATGTTCAGCGACAGCTACTGATGCAGAAAATGCAGCGGTATCAACTCCAACAGTCGTTGTAAATGGTGGTGACTGGTCTCTTGGCATGAGACAACAACATGATGCCGGAGCTACTTTAGCAGCACTTTCACTAAAATATCTTTACCTAACTTGTGGAACAGCTACTGAAGCTGCTTACACAGCAGGTAAATTAGTTATTAAAATTTGGGGCGCAGCTTTTGATTATAATAACGGCTAATAAATAAAATATGATGGGGCTTCGGCCCCATCTAGTATTCTTGATTAAGGAGGGAATATGGCAAATACAGTAACAGGACCAGAAGTTCTACAAGAAAACGATAAACGAGTAGTAATAAAAATAGTTATAGAATCAGACGGTAGCACAAGTACAACAGTATTTTTTGATTCTTCAGCACGTACTGTAGCAGGTGTCGCACAACTCGGAGCTTTGCAAAGAATTTGGTTTGCATGTGATTCTGGAGATGGCGGCGACTCACACGCTCGTTTAGATTTTGAAGATTCAGATGGAGATAGACCTTTGCTTGGTTTAGTCGGAACAGGTTAGTGGGACTTTAGAGAATTTGGTGGATTACCACCAAGCACTGATGCTAACACAAATGGTGATATTAATGTTGTGATACCGTCTCAAGCAGATGATGGCAACATGTACACAGTTATAGCCGAGTTTATTAAAACACCGGCATAAGGAGGTAGCATATGGCTAATACTACTTCCGGAACAGTTACTTTCGACAAGACATTCGCTGTTGATGAGATTATCGAAGAAGCCTACGAGCGGATTGGCTTACAGTCTGTTTCGGGATATCAACTAAAAACAGCTCGACGTTCTTTAAATATATTATTTCAAGAATGGGGCAATAGAGGTTTGCACTACTGGGAAGTAGGCGATACCAATATTGATCTAGTTGAAGGTCAAGCTGAATATATTTTCTATAGAGCTACGTGCGATAGAACTTCTGCAACAACGGCAGTAGGAACAAGTGGAACTTCCACTTATGGAGTAGCTGATGTTCTTGAAGCAACTTATAGAACAGGCAGAGGAACAACTTCTGAAGCTGATTCAACTTTAACAAAAACAGACCGAGCAACTTATTCTGGTTTAGCTAATAAATTATCTAAAGGAACACCCTCTAGATATTTTGTTCAAAGACTTATTGGTAAGACAACAGTCACTTTATATCCAACACCCGATTCAACAGCAGCATCGAAAGATGTTCACATTTTCTTTGTTAAAAGAA